GCCATCGCCCGGCCCGCGAAGTAAGCGCCCACCATCAGAATAGCCACCCAAGTTATATCCCGCATCTGAGATACCTCCTGTTGCCATGTGGTATTTAAAGCGTGGAGACAAACCGCCACGGGCTTCGCCTTCACCACCGCCACCACTAGGAGCATCGCCACCACTAGGAGCATCGCCAACACTAGGAGCAGAACTTGCACCGGCGGCAGTTGCAGCGTCACTTGCCGCGTCCATACCATTTACTGCGTTAGCCGAAACACTGCTTGTTGGAGACATAGCATCCATTGCCGCTTGTGCAACTGCTGCCGCTATAGGGGAAATAGACTGATTAGATATGGCGTAACCAAAATCGCCTATAGCAGAACCCGTGGGGGAGCCGTTAGAAGAGGAGGATGACGAAGCAGAGGCTGGACCACCACCAGTGGCAGGGCCGCCCGTGTCGTTGTAGATGTTTACATCACGGTTTTCCGGCAAAGCCGCAGAAATTCCTTTTGAGTACCGCTGGGTTTGCGGGTCATAAGACATGCCACCAGTCGCCATTCGTTGTTCACCTGTATACGGGTCAACCGACACATCACCTGCACCCATCAATACATTCTGGGAGATAGGAGTTTGGTAGGGGGTAGCGTATGCGTTGTTATGCAAGTAGGCTTGGGGAAAACCCGTATTAGCACCGATAGCATTAGCGTTGGACATCGCCTCAACTGGGCCACCACCCGCGTAACCCATAAGTCCACCATCTGCGGCGGGAGTGTAGTTGGGATAGCCGGGGTACATTTGTTTAGCCTCTTCATCGGAAAGCGCGGTGTACTGTGGTTTGAAGTATGTATTTTCCACACCAGTTGGGCTGGCAGTGGGTGTAGGCGTTGCCATTCCGGGGCTAAACTTGTAATGCGGTACGATTTGTTTTCCGGCAGTGGCGGATGTAGGGGGAGGTGTAAATTTTGCCTGTTGGCTTATTGCAGGAGCCACAGCCGATAACCCCATTCTGGCTAAGCCCGCGTAACTACCACCACCAAGTGCTTTGAATTTATCCGCTGTCGGGTCAGTCACTATAGACTTAGCGCCTTGATACATGGCATCAATACCAGTAGGAGCTTTGGGAGCACTTGCCATAGATTCCATCATGGCGTTATCACGGATAGGCTGAAGCTGCTCTGCAGTAAGCGGTTGTAGTTGGTTTTGAGGCATCAACGCGCTTTCCATTTGCGCCCGCGTAAGGTCGGTACGCCCAAGGAGTGAGTTTTCACTTGCTTTTTGCGCTACCTGTTGATTAGCCATTTCTAAGTTACGCGCTGATACTGCTTGGGCTTCTTGTTGGGCGGCGGCTTCTGTGGCATTGTTTGCTACGGTTGTTCCAGCTTCAGAAGTGGCAAGATTTCCTAGCCCACCAGCAAGTCCAGCGCCACCATACGCGCCAAGTCCAGCCATAAGACCGCCCATCAACCCTGCTTTGGGGTTCATCAAATAACTACCACCACCGACAAGCATTCCAGCCGTCAATGGGTTGATAGCGCCTCCAGAAAGACCGGTCAATGCCGCGCCTGCAACCATAGGTAAAAGTGCTGAAAGAAAACCCGCTTCTGGTAATCCAGTCTCTGGGTTTATTGTTAAATGACCCCCATGTGCCATAGCCAAATCGTTAAGACTTTTGACCTCACCACGGGACATGTGAACAAGCGTGTCGTCAGGTCCACGACCTTTTTCGGCTAAGTGTTTTGCATAAATTTCAAGGCTCATATTTGCCTCACAAAAAGGGGGTTAATCGAGTTTATCACGCCTTAATCCTTAATGGGTAACTAGATGCAGCCCCACCAGACGTATCGTAGTAAATATCACCTGATCGCAAGTTAGCAAAATCAGCCTGTGTTGGCAAGCTAATAGCTGGCGCACCCGCTAGGGTCGGTGTAGAACAACTTAAAGCAGAGATGACTTGTGCAGGAGACCCGCTAGTAGCAGGTGTCCTCTGTGTTGATACTATTATTGGGCCGGGATTATCTAGTCCGTTAAAGTATTGGCGGAGAATACTCAACAGAGCATCTATAAAGTCTTTATCGTATTCAACAGGGGCGGCTGGAAGTCGTGGGGCACTGACATTTTTATTTGCCATGCTTATCTCCTACCATCAGCGCGAACATCAATACGAGGGGCGCCTAGTTGCCACTGTGTGCCTAATGTATTTGACTCAAGTCTGAACGCCATCTGACGCCCGCGAATACGTACATATATCTGTTGAGTAAATTGTTGGACGTTGTATGTCGTTGTGCTTGCATATGATTGCGCACTTGTTACCGCTGGGTTATCGGAGTCACCATAGTTAGCGCCGGGGTTTTGACGAGGGCGGACCGTAAAGTTAACGGCAGGCGCTGCTGAGGTGGAGCCATCAAATGTGACGTCGGGTATGAGACGCCATACAAAACCAAAATTATGACCGTCACCAATATCAAAGTCCGAAGATTGAACATATGAATCAATGGCAACTGGAGTGCCAGTCTCGTTGTTGTCTACGCCTGTCTCTTGGTTCACAAGACCACCGTTGGTGTAGTTTCCGTTAGAGTTGTAACCAATAGCTGATATTGGCTCGGCACGTAGCGGGCTATCTAACCAAGCAGTGCGTGGACGCACAGTAGTTCCATTCCAAGTGCCGTAGTACCAAGTACGCTCTAAGTGGTTGTATATAACGTAGCGGTCGATCAATTTATTTGGGTTAGCCGCTGTACCCGTACCGTTTTCACCAGTAGACGTAGTGCCGGTTATAGATACATAAGACCACCAAATTTCGTTGTATCCTTCGTTTGTACCCGACACAAACTGGAACGCCTCAGTCATGTTGATATTGCCGTAGATGTATTGACGCAAGGCGCAAGGCAGGGTTTCCACCCTACCAGAATACATATAAAACTTATCCGCACCCATCCAGTAAGTTACGTTATTAACTGAAGTTACGGCGTTAGGACTAGCGATAGAAATGTTATCAGCTAAAAGTTGATTACCCCAAACATATGGCGCACCAAGGTACTGAAATGAGTAAATAGCCGCATCTGTGAATACCAAAATTTCTTGACGCGCTTGTATAGCAGAAACAATAACGGAGCCGTGACTTAGACGTATACCCCCTGCTTGATTAGTAATAGATGGAGTCCATATAGCCAAAGTATTTTGGTCTGACCAACGAATTTGTAGCGGGTCTAAAGTGGCAGAAGCGTATACGCCTGTAGGATCGTTGCAACCAAAAGCAAATGTAAAACGCGAAGAGTCCGATATTAATACAAAGTTAACAAGCGATGGACAAGTGGAATCAGGTGTAAACGTACCAGACTTTGTAACTACACCAGTACTCGCTTTAACAATCTGCCCACGATCATATACGTTGGCACTAGCGTTGTTTGCCCAGTAGTACATAGGTCCGCCACGTGGGTTGAACACTAAGTCTTCACCATAGTTAGACTGGCTCCATAGACGCAACTGTATGCCAACGCCTGTAGTAGCTGGAGAACCATAGCCTGTCGCAGTTGATGGATATTGAGATACTTGATCCCCACTTGAGTGAGCCGCCGCAGTACTCTGATAGCCACGAGTTATGGTGCCAGCGAATGTAGTCGATGTAATAGATGTATAAGTAATGCCTTCAGTACCAATCCAAATAGTCCCACTTGCCGCAAAGCCTGTAGTAGAAACTACAGTGATAGGAGTAGTAGAACTAGCCGTAACTGCGGTGCCGCCGTTTATAGTGGTTGCGTATGAAGGACCAAGTGAACCGCCATAACCACCAGCGCCATAACCAGCGCCATAAGTAAAGGTTGTATACGCCGTATTGAGTTGATAGTTACCCACCGTAGAGCCGCCGCCATTACCTGAGTCGCTACTGTTTGCATTAACGGATGCAGTGATTGTGTATGTTGATATTGTGGGGACGGTTTGTACTTGGTATTCGCGGTTAAGTACTGATGCAGTAATGTTGCCGCCAAGAGAAGCTGCGCCGCTAAAGGTAACAAAGTCCCCAACTTGCACGCCATTTCCCGCATTGGTTACTGTAATAGTCGGTGAACCGTTAGTAGCAGAGAAAGTCGCATCACCAGCAGAAGTAGTCAGGCGAATAGGAGTTACGTCGTTAAATGCGCCACCACTTGAGTTCTGGATGTAGAACTTTAAGTTAGTGCCAAGAGAAAGTAAGTTGTACCCAATCAGGTTAATCCAATTCCACATGGACTTAGTAATGCCCCAATACGTACCAGTTCCACTAGGTACTGTGGTGGACGTAGAAACACCGCTAGTAGCAGCGAGCGTGGTAGTCGGCGCAGTTGGATAGATAGCCCCACCGTCAACTTGCCAGCCACCAATCTTCTCAGGATAGCCAGAACGGAAACGGATTTTGTCGCAGTCAAACCAACCGCCCTCGTTTGAGAGGGTAGTGCCTTCGCGGTTAACGCCCGGTCTGAACTGTAGTTTTTGTAATGGCATATTACTTTGTATGGTACTCGGCTTCAGTCCAGATGCCGGGTTTGTATTTACCTTCTGGCTTATAGATAGTCAACTCTTGCTGACGCATCTCAGGCGCAAAAGAAACGTGCATCCAATGACCATATTCATGAATCATCTGGTCAAACTTAATACCAGCCTTCAAAACAAGCTGACATAGTTCGTAAGGAGTATGAGCAGAAGAAGAGCAGTCAATAGCCCAACCATCCATGTGGCTGGATACCTTAGAACCGCCAACAGCCACGTTGACATCAGGCAAGCGTAGCCAAGAATTAACACGAAGAGCGCCTGTGACATTTCGGACTGCCTCCAATTGTTGTGCAGCCGACTTCATGTTCTCTAACTGTCTCTCGTCTGGCTGATTGTTAATGTGCATCCGAATAGCTGTCTCGCTATACGTTGCCTCATCAAGAGTAAAGTGTTCTGAGAGATTCATTTTTTCATCATGCCTTTCATCTCCTCTGTCTTGTCTTTGCTTCCTTGGCTAGAGCCAAAGTAAAACGATAACACTTGACCGGCAGCGCTAGTAATAAAGCCTAGAGCAAAGATAACCAATTGTTGTTGGTCACTAGGCGTATCTACAAACATCAATATGCCTATGAGGGTAAACGCTAGACCAACGACACCCAAGGCTAGGATAGGTACAACTAACTTCTCTAGCTTAGTAGAATTTTCAGAAGTAGCAACAGCAGCATAAGCCTTGCGAGCAGAGTCTCTGTCTTGAGCATCTAGCTTGGCGTACTCTAATTCCAATTCAGCTAACTTTTGAGCCGCTTGTGGGTCACCAACAATAGCCTTGGCTACTTCTTCAATAGAGTCACTAACGCCCAACTTAGAAGAAATAGCAGTAATAGCGGCAGCGCCCAAAGGACCAGCAACAGCAGTAGCGAGAGTTGGCGCAACACCTTTGAGCAAGTTGAGTAAATCATTCATTTCTTGAGTTCCTGTTTAAGTTTACGAAGTTCCTTAATCTCTCGTTTGAGCTGCGCCTTCATATATAGCGTTTCTATGTAGGCAATGCTTGTTGTGGCAACAATGATGCACAAAGCAACAACACTCAGTATCCATGCGATAAGCCGCGCAGTTGCCACATTAGCCACCCAAAAAATAGAGATACAAACACTGTTGCAATTATCCCACTTATCGTTTCAATCAGCCTAATTTCTTCTTGTTCTTGCTTCCACCTTGCCAACCTAGTCCTGCGAATCATCTCTGCCCTAGCCCACTCCTGTTCCCGCTCAATCTTTTGGTGCATCTTGAGGAATCGGCTATACAAGTCTTTCAACTCTGGCGGGGCGTAGACCATTGCCTCACGGGTCTGCTCCATCAACTTCTCCATCTGCAACTCAATCAAAGCCCGCTCTATGGCTTTCTTTGATGTGTTTTGCGCTGGGTCATAGTTGGTCTTTGAGGTCTCCTCTAGTTCAAGGAAATGGTTGATAATCTGTTGTAGCATGTCAAAAAGGACACCGAGGTTTGCCCCAATCTCGCTG